GCAGAGGCTGAAACGAAATTATCGCCGCGGCCGGCATAGTTGTATCTTCCTATATCTTGAGACCACCCATCGCCAAACTTCAGTTTTTCTTGGATTGAACCAGATGCGTTATCTTGAATTAAAAATTGACCTGAAGTGTCTGAGCCCGTTACATTGTTCATTGTCCAGTTTAATATTAAGCTAGACATCTGTGGGATGTAGTTTGTATTTAAAGAATTATTTAGATTGTCATAAGGCTTTAAAGTACCGTGGCTATCAGCATTTTTGGCATGTGACTTAATAACAGAATTTGGCAAATAATCTAACCAGACTCTTGTAGAAGATACTTTGACGTCAGAATACCTTTCTACAGAGCCAGTAAAATTAGTTCTTAACGCACCTAAAAATATTCTTTTTGGCTTTGTAAAGAACGTCTCTGCTTGTTCCAAGCTTAATGTACCCGACAGAGTAAACTCATTTTGTAGAATATTAGAAATATAATTTACACCATAGATTTCGTAAGTATAAGCCGATGCTGTTGGCTCAAAAAAACCTTGGCTGTTGTTGTATACTAACCTACCATCTGCTCTAGCTTTTGTTGGCCTAAGACGAAAAGCTATATTCCATTTTTCATTATCATACACCCCGGTATAAGATGTATCATTTTCAACTTCTGTAAAGACAGAAGCTCCAGATTTTTTTAAACTAAATTTTACATTTCTTAAGTCGTTATCAGGCTTTGAAGCAACTATATTAAAGTTAATACTATCGTCGGTGTCAAAACTTAGATCTTCGTTGTCTGCAACTACAGCATGTAGACCAAAAATTGAAGATTCCGTCGACGGAAACATTTGATAGTTCTTGTCCCCTACAATAGATCTTTTTGGAAAAAACACTTCTGCTTCTATGGTCATCATGGGCCCAGAGCCAGTAAAATCTGCGCTGGTTATAGCAGGAATGTAAGAAATTGAATTTGAGTCAGTAGAGTCATAATATTGGTAAGCGTTTGCTGTATAAGAATCAGTGTAATAACCACTAGCTGTGTATCTTGTCTCTAGATCGTCAAAATCTAAATATTTTTTTCTCACAGTTGTGTGTGTCTCGTTGTCTTTTAATTCATATATGTCGTTTTTTGAATATATATTGAGCTTCACCAACTCTTCGTCAACCCCAAAACACCTTAAAAAATTTCTCATAGATTTATAGGTGCCTTTAGATTTCTGTATGTAAGACAAATTGTTATAGATATTTTGGTAAATTATATTTTTTACTTCGTGCAGCTTTTTTTCAAAAATTATTTTTTCATCTCTGTCCAAATATTTAGATAGATTTGATGCGTCTGCTAGTAGTTCAGGAGGTATATAGCCTCTGCCACTCAGCAAGCGCTCAGCAAAGGGCAAAGGCTTTTCATAGAAATTATCATCTGGATAATTTATATCTTTTATTCTGGGCAGGCTTTGTATCTGCAAGTACAAATCATCAAAATAACTGCCTATTATTTGAGTTAAATATTTTAAATTATTATAACCCTCTTCGTCTTCTTCTAATATCCAGCCAGGTAAAGACTTGTACAAAGATACCGAATTTTCATGATCATGGTGTGATCCAGATATTTTCTTTTTGTCTGCTAAAGAAGCAACATCTGGATGCGAAAGATAAACAATCGGATCTAAAAACTCTTTAGTAGCAAAGCCAGATTCTACTATGGCTGACCCAGTATTTCTGCAAGTAGAAGAATAATTTACAAACTCTCCATTTGATATCCTGCCGGAATAATCTAACACGACTGAGTCTGTGCTAGATACTCCCGTTATCCCTTCGTTGAATTTATAATATACACCTAAAGTAACTTTGTTGGTTATATCGTCATATTTAACGTTATCAGTATTTGTGCCTCCTCCAACCTGGTCCCTGCAATATCTGCCTATTTCTTTTGGCCCTCTATCAATTTTCCAATATCTAAATTCATCAAAAGAAGCAGATACTATGTTGCCCCAACCTTTACCAACATCTGTAGAGCCTGAAAGGGGGCCAACGAGACCGCCAAGCGCAGCTATCATTGTCCCTGTCACTGCATTGACACTGCTCGATACATTTATAAAAGATGCGTGTGTGCCATCAACATATAGATTTGACACCGTGCTTGTGTCCATTGTCTTCAAAGTAAAAGCATAATGGTGCCAATTGTCATCAGCAATATTAGTTAATCCGGTGTCGTGATCAAAGCTAATTTCGGTAGCGCCAGATATCGCGCTAACAGTTATTGTACTTTTTGAGTCCGAAGTCTCTCCATATATATACGCTCTTAGTGACCCAGAAGATTCTGATGAGCCTGAATTCCAAGAATGAAACAAGTATTCGTGATGCTCCTCTGACTCTGATGCCCAGCCAGATTTTTTCATCCAAAACTCTACCGTGACACCTTTTCCTAAGTCTAGTTCTAGATTGTTTGTCCTTTGTGTGCCAGTGTGATATATATTGGCTTTCGAAACACCAGCATAAGAATTGCCCGCTGAGAATTCACTCTTGTAGTCTTCTCCGGGATCTGCGTGAGGGCCGCCTTTTATAAAAATATATTCTGGCGATGTCGACAAATATACATTTGAATTAGCATCTTTAGTTCCGTCAAAAGTTGACTCTTGTCCAATAGTGACATATCCTGTGGTTCTTGGATATTCATTTTCAAAAATGAACAAATCTAGATATGTACTTTCATTCTCCCATTCTATTTTTTCTGCTTGTGAACCGTCGTAAGGATAGGTTTGGTAAATTCTTTTAATTGAAGAGTCATAGTATTCTTCAGCTAATCCAAAACGAGCAAAATTAGAAGCAGTTGCAAAATCAACGTTTGGAACAAAACGATCACGAGATTCGACTCTCGCAGAGACATATCTGTTGGACTCGACGTCTTCTCTTATGTCGTCTTGAGTTTTATTTTTAACAAATTTTAATGAATGACCTTTGTCAAATAAATCTTTTATGCTCATAAACTAGTCCAACTAAAGTTATATAATTAATTATCTTCAACTCTAAATTTGAATACCTCTTCTTGTTCTCTCCAATCACCAGAAGAGTGAAATGCAAATTTTATACCATACATGTACCCTGGCTCTAACAAAGACATATCTAGGTCAAAATAGCTACCAGAATTATCATATGATAAATATGTATGGTAATCACCGCTACCGGTAGAATTATTTATCACAGTTCTTTCATCCACCATTCTAATAATTTCAAAAGAAGCGCTAGGAATAATTACCTTTTCTATATCTTTACTGGAAATTGTATAAATTGTAGGACTAAAATTACGTGGTCTAGTGAAAACTCTAAATCTTGCTTTTTCATCTTTTGAATACTTTGTTTTTAAATTTGTGACTTTGCTGACATATTGGTCATATTCATTCCAAGACGGCGAAGAGAAACTTTTTGGCTTGATAGAACTAGTAATATATTCTGTTCCAGCGTTGTTGTGCCAGACATCGTAAAGAGTTTTTAAGTCAGCATTTCCAGTTATAGCAAAAGAAGCCGAATATATGCCGACAGAGACATACCCACCAGTAACATTTAGATCTCCATCTGCAACAACGCCGCCGCCTGCACTTAAAGAGAGTTTTGGGTCAGTTGGAGCGGTGTCATCAGAAGACCCTGAGTAGATGCTCAAATATATTTCTCCAGTACCCACTGATGGTATGTTCCTCAGCGTGCCTCGCACATAATTATATAAATATAAAGTATTTAAATTATCTTCTGCCGGAGCGAGAGAGCTACTGTAATAAAAATTGCCCCTATCATCTTGTTTTCTAGAATCCCATCTAGCTTCTATTGATGGTCTTTTAAAGAAAAATTCACTAGTCCTTGAGAAGAATCTTTTAGTATAATAACTCTTCTTAGCGCCATCAGGATTATTTAAAACATCGTTATCGGAAGCTGTTGTATACGCTTCATGACTAGAAGTTAAAAATATCCCAAAACCATAATTACTTTGGTTTCCTGCTATCCACTCTTCGACTGCCTCAGTAACATCCAATTCCAAATCTTCATGACCATTTTCAAATGTAACAGTATAATTTGGCATACCTTCTCCGGTTGAATAGGAAGAAGAGTGATATTCTCCGCCTATTTTTGCCCAGGCTGTACCAGAAGTTCTATTCACCCAGTTCGAGCCTTCAATTTTATCTTTTATTTCGTCTTTATAAGATTCCATGTCTAGGCCTGAACCTTCTTCCCAAGACTGAGATATTGCTAAAACATTTAAAGTAAAATTTTCTGCTAACTGCTCAGAGTGCCTAGCGTTGTAAAGCCTTAAATAAAAACTAACACTACCAGATTTTGGTATATCTTCATTGTTTCTATCTGTTGTTATGTTGTCGATTGGAAACTCTAACAATACTCTTGATAATTCTGCAGAAGACGTTGTTTGTTGTCCATAAATAGAAAAAACTTCTAATATGTCCGCTGCGCCCATATTAGAGCCAGTTGCCCTAGTTGCCAAATCAATTTTATAGGCGTTTGTAATTGTGTTGTCTTTAGATGCAATATACTTCTTTATGGCCATTATCTAATAGTCCCCTTTATGTCTAAATTGGGATACTTCAATTCGTATACAACGTTTTGAGGCGCATACAATATCCTACCATCAGCAGATATGTATTGTTTCAAGTTTAAATTTTCGTCAGAATAAAGACCGCCTGATTCATTTGTTATTTCGACGCTTACTACATCAACCACTTCTTCAAGATTATTAAGTTTATCATATATTTTAGTAATATATATTGGCTGTCCTATGTCCATCTGAGTGTTAAAAATATCTTGTATTTCTGTTATGGCGACATTCAAGGCCTCCATCTTGTCTTGTGAGTAATCTACAACTGCAACAAAATTAATTTTAATATTTATAATCCTAGGATCTAAAATATCGATTGTATCATTGATCATTTTATACTGGTTTAGCCAAGTTTTGACATTATTCTTCAGCACTGCACTTGAAGTTGTTAGATATCCATCAGGATTTTCTGACAGCAAAAATAAATTTAAATTTCTTTTAAAAGAGTCTTGATCTCTGACTATTCTGGCTCTTTTTATACTGCCGAACCGTGGCGGCATGCGGTATATTAAGGCCTCATAATCGTCTGCTGTTACAGCCCTGTTCTGTGTAGCAAAAACGTCATTGATCCTTTGCTTAAGCTCTGTTATTGTAGGTATGCTAACATCTCCTACTATTGGACTTTCATTAACAACTTCTAAACTATCCCGTACAAAGTCAATTTTTGTACTATTTGTTGCATCTGATTTAAATACGTACAAAGGTTCAACAACATTAGTTAAGCCCCTTGATGCTACATTAACATTATCATTTGTATTAGTTCTGTAAGCAACAGTCAAGGTTGTGTTAGCCGGAGTAATGCCAAATTTGTCTGTTTCTAAAAGTTTTGATGGATCAAAACTTAAGTCATTTTCGTACTCTCTACCATGCATTTTTAACACAACATCTGATGGATGGACAGTGTTGTCTGACTTCAAAGACGCTTCAGACCCATAACCAAACTTTATAAGAATATTGCCATTTCTATTAAAAACGGTATATCTTCTTGGTACGGAAGTTGCAACCATTATACTTGGCACCTCTTCTCGCGTATCAGGATCTTTGTTGGCAACAGCTCTAAAAATTGTATCTTGTGAAAGGTAATCTACTTCAAAATACTCATGCCCCTCTGAATCAACGACAGAAACTATCTCTGTTATGTTTGGATCAGACATAGCAATTGTTAAAAATCTTGTAAAGTCGCCTACATTATGAGTTTGTTGTGAAATTTCTCCTGAAATAACCCTTGCTAGCGCCTTTACAGCATACGCAGTAGGCGTCCCGTCGTCTTCATTAGACGTCGCGACTACTATTTCGTTACTAGGATTTGAGAAATCTATATCATCTAATAATGTAAATACCTGGCCAGCGGCGGAAGAAAACTTACTTCCTTTTGCTAATATTGGTAAATATGTTGTATCTGGGCCTGTACCGTTAACCTCTACTGGACATAAAATAAAGAGTGAAACTACGCCAAAAGAATTAGATCTTAAAGGCTGTCTATATCCAACTTGTTCGCCCATTCTAACTACATTGTCGTATTCAATGGCTGTGTCCAGAAAAGATTCATTTGCTTGATAATCTAGATAAAAAGATAGTATATCTCCCATGTACGCAACACTATCTAGCATTAGCGAGCCAAAAGACGCTTCAGAAAAGTCTTTGTATACATCTGGGTAATATCTTCTAGCATAATCTACTAGTCCCTGTTTTATAGAGTTAAATTCCCTGTTTGTGTATCTTATCAACTTTTTATCTTTTTTTGACATTTTAGTTTATATCCTCAGATTGCACGATCAATTGCGAAGATAAATTTAAACTAGGCACTTCATATTCTATTAATATTGATAAAATATTTAAATCATCTTCTAGTTCTGGTGGTATGTTATGATTGAATTGTAGTTTATTTATTCTTATGTATGGCATGTATCTAGTGATTTGCTCTTTAATTTTTTGTCTTATCTTGGAAATCGATGCGTCTTTTGGCTCAAATAAAAAATGCCTAAGACCAACACCAAAACTAGGATTCATCATTCTTTCGCCCGGGGCAGTCAACAAAAGAATTTTAAAATTTTGCTTAACTTCTTCAACATAAGAGGTGACCAAAGCATAATTACCAAACCTATCGTCTCTAAATAATGGTAATTTTGGTCCTATTGCGTTCATTTTTTTCCTCTATAATTCGTCTTCACAGTTTTCTGGGTTGGAAAGCTTCTGCACATCGTCGTGAATTTTTTCTTCTATTGCATCTATAAGTAGTAATGCAATATAAATCATACCAGGAACTGTACTAGGAAAAGGACCGCCTGGGAAAGGCGGTGGAACAATACCGCCTCCATATGGAGTCATAGGAGGCATTAAAGCAGCCCACATGCCCGGCATCAAGAAAGGAGATTGAAAAACTTCTTTCATCAACTCATCAATTTCTTCTAGTTTTTTCTCTGCATTTTCTTCAATTTTTTGTTTTTCTGCTTTTAATTCTGCAATCTTTTCTGTTATTTGCTCATAGTCTTCTTTTAGCTTTATTAATTCTTTAAATTCTTTTTTAAAATCAGACCAAGCAGTTTTTTGGTCGTCGGTTGCTGAATCAAGCGCCTCTGGATTCTCATTTACAATGGCCAAATTCCATTGTGAGATGCTTGGCTTATTAGTTACATCTATTTCAACAGCGTCTTTCAAGCCTTCTGGTTGGAGCATGTTTTTAGCTGCTTCTGCGAATGACGCACCTAGAGTTATTTGCATTTCTATTTGCAGTTGCGCTTGCTCTGCTGCTTGAATTCCGGAATTTACAACTTGTTTGGCAATTGTGATTCCTTGTTTTATAACAGAAATAGTTGAAAATATTATTGCATTAGCAATATCAATAATAGCTTTTGCTACCATGATAGCTGGGTCTGTTATTTCAACAAAACCCTTTAAGATCATTAGAGGAGTTCTTAAAAGCACTCTTAATATATATTTTGTTATGTCCGGCTCTTTTCCTCCAGTGCCGGCTTGATCTCTCATGGCAAAATCAGCTAAAAAGTTAGTTAAAGCACTTGGAGTGTGTTCATAATCTAAAGAATTGATCAAGTTGTCAAATATCATCTTTAAAGAATTTTTTGTTTCTTCTAAGACAATTGTTGGTTCTGGAATGAATCTAGACAAACCATCAGATGCTAAAATAGTTGCCATAGCAGAATACCTCTTTACAGGAAAAAGATATTCGAACATTAACTTAAATTCTGCAGAGCGTTTTATATCTTGCAAAAATTCACTAGCTAAATTTTTATAAAAGAACTGCTGAAAATTGTGAGTAATATATCTCATGTATGTTTTATGGTGAATATATTCTTCTGCTTTGGTATTGCCTGGAGGGAAAATAACTGCATTTCTACTAACAGTATTAATTTCTGTCGCATTGTATTGTTTTTGACCTACTGTAAAATAATTTCCATTTTCTTGAAAAACTATTTCTTTTTCTATTTCTACTAGTGGAATTTGTAGTTCTCTAATTAACTTAGTTTCTAAAACACCATCGCTCTTGTTGAACGTTAAACCAGATCTTTGACCATATAAACACTTTGCTTTCCTAAGAGGATTTGGTGATAAGTTTCTATTTGGTGTTACTGAAAAATTATCGTCCATAAAGCCGTGTATATCGAGCACTGAAGATTCAGTAGCTGGATATGAAGAACAATACACCATCCTCATACCAAATGAAATATTTTTAAAAAATGGTTTAAAGCCAAATTGTTCATACAAAGCCCTTAAAGGCTTCCAAACCGCACCGGTTTTAGAATCAATTTCAGTGTAGTCATCCAATAGTTTATAAAATATTTCATGAAGAAAATAATCCCACGCTTCAATAGGAACAACTCCAAACATGTAGCAGTTCAAAGGGTTGTTACCATCTCTAACAGGATTGAACGCACTTGATATTACTTGAAGAAAATCATTTATGTCTGACTGAGCTACTTGAGCAGACGCGGCATCGCATGGCTTACCTGAACTATCAATATAAATAAGATGATTTGCAGTAAAATCTCT